TACAGCATCTTGAATAGTAATACCTGCACCATTAGCTGAAGCAGATGAATCACCTGTTGAATAGTTTAGGGTAATGTTTTTGTCTTTTACGTTTAGATCATCTGTGTTTACAGTTGTTGTAGTGCCTTGAACTGTTAGATCCCCAGTAACAACCAGGTTGGCCATTTGTGAATTACCAGTAGAGGTAATTGCACCAGAGTTGATAGTGCCTAAAGTGACATCATCACTATTTTCTATTTTTGTGCCTAGTTGTGTTTGTATGCTACCTGTTACACCATCTACATAATTTAATTCAGTAGCAGTTGCGGTAATTGCTGTACCGCCTAAAGAAAATGTACCAGTGACATTTAGCGTTCCACCAACTGCTAAAGTTTTTCCTGATCCAACATTAAGACCAATGCTACTACCAGTACCATCTGCTTTAAAAATTGCATCAAGAGAGTCTAAGTCAGCGTTAAGCGAAATACCCCAGGTATCCTCTGCTGCACCTGGTTCTGGTTTTGTTAAGTTTAGATTGGTTGTATATGTATCTGCCATTTAAGCTGCCTCTTGTTTATCAAGTGTTTCCCAGTTCGTAGATGGATTGGTTGCGTCTGTCCAAGTATTGCTAGGAGCTGTATTTTCTGTCCATGTTGCTGATGATACAACTATCTCTTGCCAATTCTCACTACCAACAACTTGGTCTGTCCAGTCTTCGCCTGGAACTATTATGTCTTCCCATTTTAAACCACCGACTGCATTAAAGCCACTTGTTTGGTTGATGGTGGCTTCCATCTTCTTAAATACTTCAGACCGTGCAGATACGTTAGATACTGCTGCGATAGTAACTTTACCTAGGTCTGTGTCTTTTGCTATCGCTATAACATTAGATGTTGCAGCTATAGTTGCACTTCCTAGTTCGGTATCTCTGCCTACCGCATCAAAGTCTGATACAGCTTGGATAGTTGCTTGTAACTGTTCAGCATCCCTAGCGATTGCTGTAACATTTGATACTGCTGCAATAGTTGCTTTTAGTTCTTCAGCATCTCTAGCAATCGCAGTAACACTTGATACTGCTGATATGGTTGCAATACCACCACGCTTTCTACTACCAATACTTGTAAAGTTAGTAACTGATTGTATGGTTGCAGTCGCTATCTCTGTGTTAGCACCAACAGCTAAGAAGTTTGTGTTTGCCTGTATGGTTGCAGACTCTTGGAATAGTATTCTAGCAAATCCTGTTAAGTTAGAATTTGCCTGAATGGTTGCTACACCTGATACAGTATTTCTAGCGGTTGCGCCAGATGTTGCGGATACGGTTGCTTCAGCTTGAAAAGCTAAGTCGTTAAATTTTGACCTGGAATAATAGCCCTTGTTATAGCCTATACTGGCCATGACGTTAAGCTAATGTTACGTCTAAATCACCAGCGTTAAATCTAAATACATCTCCTGTGCTTACAGTCTTGGAAGCGTCTAGGTTAGCGTATGCTAACAAGTTTCCAGATGTTGATGCGTCTAAAATACCAACTGCTACGATAGTTCCTAAGTTTGCAGTTGCTGTAGGATATTCAATAGCTGATGGGTTGGTTGCGGTAGTTGGGTTAGTACCAGATACATTGAATGTACTTGATCGTCTTACATAGCCTCCGCCTGTTGCTTCAGTTCCACCGCCTGTATCAGTTGGTGCTACTGTATATAAAGCAACATACAATGTTGAGGGTGCTGTATAAGCATTGCCACCAAAGACATGCTCTAAAACTTTGTCTTCTAAATAATCACTAAATCCTGCCATCGTATTCTCCTTTAATTACCGTAGTAGTAATTTCTTTTTTGTTTTGTTCCGTAAGTCTTTCTTCTCATCATTAGAGAACCTTTACCAAATGCAGCCTTCTCTTGAGCAAGTCTCATTTCTTCTAATGCTTTCTCAAACTGTTGTGTAAACATTGCTATTCTGTCGTCTTCCATCAAGTAGATAGAAGCGTGTTTCAATGCACCATACAAGTAAACATCTGGGTTTGATACTGATACAAAGTTAGTTGCATTGGTATCACTCAGTGCATTTATTTTACCATAATAAGTTAGCTGTAGGGTGTAAGGAACGTCAGGAGTTGGTGCTAATTCCATAGTACCATCAACCATTGCATAATATACTGGTTGACCTGTTAAGTTGTTATTTGCTTTTCTATAAACATCTAAAGATTCTATAGACTGTTGAAATAACGGACTAAAATCATTTGATGTTATTTCTACATTGATGGCTTCTAGCCAATCATCTGGTACTGATAAGTATTGAGCATCTGCTACTGCGGTAGCTCTTACAATCATGTCTTTTGTTCTTAACTTTCTGTTAAGTTCAGCCTCTACATTATCAATAAATGTATCTATGGTAGATGTTAAATCTGATCTGTTTAGATAACCAGCTATGGCTGTTTTTAATTCTGCATATGTCATACTTTACCTTGCCAAGTTCTAAAGACGTTATTGTCTGGATTGTTTAGCCATTGTTTCCACTTTGCGGAATCCTGTGACCAACCTTCTCGTAATGCTTTTTGCCAAATTACCATGGGTACTTCAGCTATGTGTCGCATATCTTTTCCAGGCTTAAGTGTATTGTCTCTTAGTTTCTTAACGTGGTCAATGACAGGAGCAACATCTTGAGTTGTATGATAAACAACTTTGTCGTCTTCGGTTATGAACTCTGATTTGTAACCAGTTTTGTGGTCGGTGATTGTACGTTTTGTTGCCATGTTTAATAAAGGGTGGGAAGGCCGAAGCCTTCCCTAAGTTTAACTAACTTATGAAGTTGTTAAGTCTGCGACTATACCGTGAGCAGCTTCGTTGCTCATTTCTAATCCATACTCAGTTACAATCATCTTAGTTTGTGCATCACCTACAGTAGCGATATCAACTGTTTTAAAGTCTCTTAAGAAAGAAACTTTAGCATAGTCTGGATCAACCAATAATAGTGATCTTTCTCTACTGAAGTTAGATGGAATGATTTTCAACTCACCAAAGTCTGAAGCATAAATAGAAACAGAAGCCTCTACTGTGTTTGCATCAACCATTTGTCTTGCTGAAGTTCTACCTGTGAAGCCAGATATTTTTTGCTTATTAACTGGGCCACAGATTGCTAATGAAGGCTCGCCACCATTAGAGAAGCAAGACTGTAATACAGACTTTAATAATGCTTCTGTTAAAGCTCTTTGAGTTCCGTCTGTTGGAGCTGTACCACCACCAGTAGGTGCGCCTGATGCTGCTTTACTGTAATTGGATTTTATCCAAGATTCAAAGCCACCAGTTTTTCTAGCTGTTGTTGCGTTACCAGTTGTTTTACCACCATTTTGACAGAGAGCTGTTTCCATGTCTCTTTTCAATGCTTTAGCCATAATAGCTAATTGATGAGCCATTTCTGACTTCTTACCAGCTGGATCAGATGCTTGTTGAGAACCAGATACAGTTGCATCTCTTGAAGAGATCATTGCAACATTGCTAACTCTAGTTGTAGCAGTAGAAGCTGAAGTAGCTCCGTCTAATCTAAAGCCTTCTAGTTCACCAGCTGCATCAACAGTTGGTAGGGTTTCTGTTTGCCAATCAAAAACTACGTTCTTAATTGAGTTTTTTCCAATTGCAGACATAAACGGAGTTGCTTGTGGAGAGATGTTATAAATAACGTCACTTAGTTGCTCTCTATCAGCAGTCGCGCTGTATGTATCAAATGCGTTTGTTACTTTAGCCATGATATTTTCCTATGTTTAAAAGTTTATATAATTTGTTCAAATAATTTAGCTGCATCCTGGACTTTGCCAGTTTTAGCTAACCTTTGATGCGCTCTTTTTACAGGTGTTGAACTTTTAGGTACATTTGAAGTGCCAGGTCGGGCGGTTCGAGCTGCCGCTTTCTTTTCAGTTGGCTTCACTTTAGTAGCTTGTTGTGTCTTATGTTGTAACCATGCGTTTCTTAAACCAAGTAAAACTCGGTAGTCGTAAACGCTGTCCATCTCTTGAGATGAATAGCCTAAAACATTAACACCATAATCCCGAATAGCATTTTTTTCTTTTACTGCTGTTTCGTTGTCTTGCCATTCTGGAATTTGTGTTAGCAATTGTTCATTACCGTACTTGACGAACTTTTCAAGTTCCTCTTGTTGCTTTGCAGCTTGCTCCTGTTGGAGTCTAGTTGCTTCAGCTTCTGCGGCTTGTAACCTTTGCTTCTTCTCATTCCATAAGTCTTTTTCACGGACATAGGCAATAGGATCAGTATCATAAAGTGCATTCCAATCTGGCTCGTTTCCTAACTCGCCTTTCAAAGTCGCTTCCAGTTTTGGTAACAACTGCGAATAAATTGCATCTTTTTGAGAAACCTCTTTTTGTTGAGCTTCAATAGCTTTACGCTGTTCAGCTAACTCTTGAGTTTTTCTCGTATAATCTCTTTGGCGACTGTATCCACTTTGGAGTTCTTCAAGCGTGACCTGGGTATCTTCACCATCTACTTTAATAGTATATAGCTGTGGTTGCTCGGACTCCTCTACTTCAACTTGATCTTCTTGAGGTTCGTCTTCATCTTCTTCAAAGTCGTCTTCTAAGTCTTGGTCTTCTTCAATGATTTCATCATCTTCAATGACTTCGTCTTCGTTGACTAATTCTTCTGATGGTTGTTCTAGTTCGTTTTCTGGTTGTTCCGATGGAGTCAAAAAACTTTTGAAAGATTGTTCTGTCTGTTCTAAATTTGTTTGTAAACCAATCGGCTTTGCGTTGTTGGTCATATTCATTCCTTAAAAATGTAAAGTAGTATTTTAACAATACTAAATTAAATTTTACACAACTTTATGCAATCTTCCTAGTTGTGACTTTGTGATCTTACCCTTCTCTACTATTATTCTTAAATGTTTTTCTATTTCGGGTAAAAGTTTGATTGCTTTGTGTAAATTTTCTCTTTTATTTATATCACTGTCTTTGGTTAATAACCATAAATTTATATAGTCTTCTTTAAGATTGTTTACAGCGTGTGTGAATGTTTCTGAGTTTAGAATTAACTCTGCTTCGTTTGAACTTAAGATATCTTCTTGTGAGGGCATATTAACCTATGTTGTCTATTAGTCTTTGTAGTCCAGAATAATCAAAACCTTGATAGCCACTTTTACCAACTTCTTGTTGTGTGTAGCCTTGAGGCATTTGTGATGAATAGCTTTGACCTTGGCTAATCATATTGTCTACGTTAGAACCATCTGCGATTGATCTAGCATAATCTAAACCAGATGAATAAGTGTTATCTGGAATCATAGAATTAAACATATTTAATCCATCAATGTTTGTTCCAAAGTAATCATAAAAATCAAAATCCCTTATTGGACTTCTATCTCTGTCGTCATACTTAGACATTTCAATAGGCTCTGGCTCTGTGTTTGCAAATAAACCTTTTGGTATGTTTTCAAAGTTCATTCCTGCTGGGCCAATGGTTTGTCCAGGATTAAAGTCTTCTTTTATAAAGTCGTTAGCAATACTAAAACCAGGTTGTCTATTGCTAGACATTTGGTTTGTTACTGCTGGTAGTGTTGGTACGTTTTGTATCTGCGGTGCATCTACAGCAGGAGTGATTGCGTAAGATGGTATGTAGTTTAGATTTGTATTTAAGTGATCGTATCCTGGCATAATTAATTCCTAGTGTGCTATTAGTTTATCAATTTTTTCGTCTAATTTGTCTAGTCTGTCAAAAATTCTTTGCATGTCTAAATGCAAGTCTTGTTTGGTTGCGTAGCGTGTAGGTATTTCTTCTCTTGTTTTATTGATCAATATTTCAACCCTTTTGACATCAGCAGCGTTAGTGCGGATGCTGTATATAATAGGAACATAAACGAGAGTGATAATCGCGTTCCAAAATAAAATAGGGTTGTCCATCAATAACTCCAAATATGCGGCCTTGGTCTGTTTTGTTTTTCTTCCGAGATGTCTAAGTGTATAAAACGAGCATCTCCTTTTTGATTCACACCAACGCCAGTAAATCCATAATCTTTAGCTTTTGATACTATGTTGAGTGCTTTGCTTCCTCTTACATATACATCAGCAGCCAATCCTTCTGCATGAGTACCTGGTGTTTTCTTTCTCGCTTCTATTGGATGTTCTTCGCATCTGTAACCAGATGTAATAATAAAAGGAAAACCCAGCTCAGTTCTAAGTGATTGTAACTTATTTATTAGTTCGTGTGAAATACCATTTTTACCACAATGTTTGCAAGCAAACTCTTCTTCTTTGAAGTTTTCCCAAGGCATTATTTTCCTACTCCTTTTACCCTTTCGTAAGATCGCATACCACCAAGGCCAAGCATACCCATGAGGACAGGTAGCATCGTTGATGTATCTGCTTGAGGTACGACAATACCAAAAGGTGCAGCGAGAGGGCTGATAAGAAAGTTGACTGCAAAACCTGCAACACATATCCATGCTGTAGCTGGTCGCCAAGATGATTGAAACCAATTACCCTTGGCTTCTGCTTTGTTAACTTCTATTTGTGCTTTGGCAATTTCATGGATGTGCCTTTCAGACATAGTTGCGATTTCATGTGCAATCTTTTGTTTTGTATCCGCGTCTGGAATGACCTTATCAAGTAGCTTCGTTACTGGTTTTATTAGTTTGTCTATCATGTGTATATTTTTTATGTAGGTTGTTTGCGTGTCGTTGGAATGACCACTCTAAAAACTTATCAAACCAACCAAACAATTACTTCTTCTTTTTCTTTTTAGTAAAACCAGCTTTCATGCTAGCGTATACTTTTTTAGTAATAGTAGATTTCTTTTTTGATCTACTTGTTCCAGCTTTCTTTCTTGCGTTCATATTTTCATATAATGACATAGTATCTCCTTACCATTTTACTTTGTTAGCCCAGTAAGCTGCGGACAACTTACCCCTTGCGATATTCTTGGCGTGTCTTGCCTTGAATGATTTTCTTCTTGCTTTGCCTTTTTCAGTCATTGGTTTTTTACCAGCACCGCTTACGCCTTGTTGACCAAAGCGAATTAATTTTATGGTGCTACCGACTTTTGCTAAGACAGCGTGTGACTTTGTTTTGTGGTTAGGTGTGCGTTTAGGTTTGTTGTAACCAGCAAACTTT